ACGAATTTTAGCCGTTGTAAGTGCTTCTTGTGCTTCTAGGAGCTTATCCGAGTCTCCTGACTCGTAAGCTTCTTTGTACATGCGCTTAGCATCATCAATTTCGGTACTAATGACACGTTTGGCTTGTTCCAAAAGAGCATTCTTGCCCTGATTAACGGAGCCTTTAAGGCGTTTATTCTCTTCAAATACTGCCTGAGCAATACGAAGAGCTTCATCCTTTTCACGGTTTGCAGCCTCTTTGGCTCTGCGCTCCTCGTGATAACCCTTTGTGAAGTGTTTAAACCTATTTTTAACGCTTTCAGAATAGGTTGCTAACTCTTCTTCGGTTGGATCTTGCGGCGCTTCCGCCATAGGAGTTCTGTACCGGTCTTCTTCAGGGGTGTCGTCCACCACTTCAATTTCAGGTTTATCGTCCTCTGGGGTTACAACCTTCCCGCCCTTTCGGAGGTTCTCTTCCTTTTCATCAGGAAACTCAAATTCAGTTTTTTCAATTTCAGCCATGATTACTCCTTAATAGTTAGGTCGCTGGATACCGCGAGGGTCTTGCACAACTGCCTGAACAGAATCGTCGTTAATCAATCTCCACTCCGTACCATGAATCTTCATGCGGGTTCCCGTGTTAGGACGCACTAACACAAAGTCTCCAACCTTACAGGCTGCTCCGGAGGGAAATCTGGCTGCATCTTTATATGCATCGGGGCCGATTTTGGCTACAAACAACACGGGGGAAAGAAGCTCCTCGTGGTGTATAGCGGTAGAGGAGTTAAGAATCCCTGTCTCGCTATATTCATCTTCTGCTTTGGGAAGCATACAGAGGATGTGGTAAGTAGCCGGATCGGGTACTTGTTTGGCTTTCTCTTCTGCGGAGGTATTAAGCACACCGCTCAGATCAACCGCACTAACATCAAAGTCAGTCATCGTCATAGTCTTTCGTTTTACGCACAAGGTCAGCAAGTTCATACTGCGCGGTTTGCAGACCTCGGATTGTCCCGCACAGTTCTTTGTAGTGATCGTGGGATTTAGCACCACCACCACTGACAACTTCGACTAACTGCTTGACGTGTTCATCAAGCTTCTTGTTTAAACTCTCAAGCAGTTTGTCCATCATTCACCCCCGGTACGTTTTGCGTTTAAAAGCATCTGTAAAAGTTGTTGTTTAGCCTGCAAGTCCTGCGTTTGTTGGTTGTGTTCCAACTGCTGCTGGTGCTGTTGCTCAGACATGCGCATTTCCGCCTGTTTTTTCATGGCATCAATCGCAATGTCTTGCTGCGCTTTTTGTGCAGCCACGGCAGGATCTTCTCCTTGTGCGCCTTGCAATTGCGCGGCTTTGAGTTGTAGCTCGGCCTGCTTGATGGCAAGTTCGCCTTGAACTTTCTGCGCTTTGGTCTGGGCATCTTGTTGTTTGATTTGCAACTCTGCTTGTTGCATTTGTACAACAGGATCTTGCATCTGCTGTTGAGCGGCTTGTTGGGCTGCTTGGTTCTTGTTGATGTCCAGCAATTGTTTTGCTGCTTGCGCAACAAGCTTAGACAATTGAACTTCCACATCCTCGGGCATCTCAATGTTTGGCAAAGGCAGAGTAGCGCCAAGACGTTGCTCAATCTTGGTTCTGTATTGGAACGCAATGTGTTCAGCTACGTGGGCCATGATGGCGGCTTGCATCTGTTGAGCCATTGGGTTTTGCCCCATTTGCCCCATAACCATTGGATCCTGCAACATTGATGTATGTACAGCAATGTGAGCATCGTGGTCTTGGTAGATGAATGCTTTGGTGGGTTTACCCGTCAAGAACGCCATGTTTTCACTGATTGGATCGCGTGGCGTGAGATCATCATCTACAGGCACAAGTTTCTCTGCGTTTTTGACACCTAGAACCTCAATCATCTGGCGGTGCAGCAATGGCAGGTTATAGATCTGTGGAGCGCCTTGAGCCAACTGGATAACAGCCTGATACTGCATGATCCGCTGAGCCATCGTTGCAGAATTAGGGTCGGACACAGGAATAACATCCACCATGTCATAGTCAGCTTGCTTGGCTTGGGGTGTACCAAACACGGGTGTGTATTCGTAGTCATCCGGCATGTAGTCGCGGATGATTGCTTTGAGCAGTTTAAACTCTTGCTTCATTGAATAATGAACACGAGCCTGCACCGCAGACATTGTCTTAAGCTGGCGCTCAAGTAATGCCAAAGTTGTACCGACCGGAGCGTTGGCTGACATATCGCTAACGTTCATGTCTGCGATTGAGCCAAGTCTTCTGCCCTCTTCTGTGATCTGATTTAAGAGCAACAAAAGAACCTGTGATGGCTCCTTGTATGGCAGGGCCATGATGTTCTCTTTGACCGATCCGCTAGGAACGTCAACGTCACGGAACTCGCCCGGCTGGATAGGAGTGTCATCTCCTTTAATACGCAGACCCCGAGTCTTCAAACCTCCGGGCAAATTGCTCAAAGTTCCAGCATCCACAAGCTGGCGAATAATGGATGTACCTGCACGGGCATAACCACCAATTAGGTGGATTAAACCTAAACCATAAGCGCCAAATCCGGGCACATACGTGTACTGTACAAAGTGTTGACGCTTTAAACGGTGCTTGTCATCTTCAGCCCAGTTTCTGCGGATGGAGAGAATCTCTGTTGTGCCGCGCTCTAGGGTAATGACATACGGCAACGCAATGCCGTCTTTATCTTCGTAGCCCGGGAGGTCATAATCTACGTGGATTTCATAGATCTGATAACGGTCGTCGTCATTCAGGTTGTAGCCTTGGTCTTCAGCTTTCTTTTTTTCTACGTCCGTGTAGAACTGAAGAGGCTCCCCAAGCTCTTTGTCTAAGTAAAATTCTGAAACTTGTAATTTCTTAATATCATTCTTGGTTTTGCGCATGATGTGAGTCACACGCTCAGAAGTCATGGCGCTAGAAGCGCCGTAGGGGATGATGACATCCTCAGCAGGGATAAAGATCGCAGCCTGCCGTCCCATTGTGGGATCGTAGTACACCTTCTTAAACGCAGCACCGGCAAGGCCCAAGGAGTACAGAAGGCGTTCATGCTCTGGGCGATACTCAGGCATTCCTTCTGTCAAGCGGAAGTTCATGTCCTCCCTTACACGCTCTGCCGCCTCTTCTTTAAGCTTATCAATTGCACCAATGATTTCCGTCTTGACTGGGCCTTGAGCCGGAAAGGTTTCAATAATTGTTTCGCTTTGGAAACGCACTGCGGCTTCGGTAAGAACAGTTGAAAATACACCACACGCCCCCATATTTCATCCCCAGAACATCAAGACCTTTGACATACATTTCCACCCACTCCTTACGGGAGTTGATGTCTGTGTCCACCATTCCAATCAAATCGCTAGAAATCTTTTGGAGTTCACTTTCGTCAATGTACTCTGCAAGGTTGTCATCAAAACCTTCTTCAGTTTCTTCTGCGGTCATCTCAATTTCAATGCCGTTCATATCCAACTTAACACCTTCTGGATTGACAATTTCAATCTCCACTGCGGGGGTGTCGTCAATTTCGATGTCTTGCAGGCCCAAAGGGGCTTGGCTCAATGATTGTTCGATGCTCATATTGTTCCTTAGTAGTACTCTACTTTTCTGCGATGGTAAATAGGCTCATCTTCCTCGTCTGAAGCGATGGAAATAAAGCCCCCAAGTCGAAACCGCATCAGTGCCTGACTGCTTGAGTCCACAAGGTCGTCATGATCTCCGTTAGGAAAGGAAGCCAATTCATCCATGACTTCTTCCGCCCACCGGGTTTCAGGACACCAAACCATGCCCGAAGCAAACAGGTCTGATATAGCGTTTACACGCGATATCTTATCGTTTCCTTTGCCCGGCGTATACTCTGACATTGGAATTCCCATCTTACGCATCTCGTAGATCAACGGAGCACCTGCGGCTCGCTTCTCAACAATCAATGTGTCGGGGTTATATTCTCTGTAAAGCTCCAAAGCTTTGGCTTTTAACTCCGGAAACTCCATACGCTCTTTAAACGCATCCAATAGGATGATGTTTGCCTTCAAATCACCATTTTTATTAGGGTGCTGGAAGATTCCCCACGTTGTGCAAGCTGAATAGTCTGCGCGGTTGTTCTTTTCAAAGGCAGTATCCCAAGACTGAATGATGTATTCCACAGTTGGTGGGTGTTCTTTCTCCCAAATCTGCCATTGATCACGCTTAATGATCGCGCCTTCTTCGGAAGTGGGGTTCTGTTGGTACTGCGCCTCCCATTTAGAGACCGGCAACTCAGATCTCAGGGCTTCTAAGGCAGGTTTAGACCAAAATCCGGGCCACAGAGGGTTCCCATTGGGCATAATGGCCGGAAAATCAATGACTTCCCACTGATCTACGCCGTCTTTAGCCGAATTTTTAAGGATTTGGCCCGTCAAATCCCTCTTAGACCACCGAGTCATCACAATAATGATGGCTCCACCCGGCTGTAAACGCTGACGGGGGCCGGAAGTGAACCATTCATAGACCCCGTCAAACACTGCGGGGTTGGCTTGTTTGGCTTCCTGCTCAGAATGGGGGTCGTCAATGATTAAGAGATCTGCGCCCTTACCTGTAACAGCGCCGCCAACACCGATAGCGAAGTAATCGCCACCCATATGAGTGTTCCAGCGACCTGCGGCCTTTGAATCACTTGATAGCTTAGTCTGAAAAACCTTTTGATACGGCTCTGATGAAACAAGATTCCTAACCTTTCGTCCAAAAC